TAAATGTTAATCCAGCCCATATTCCATCTATAAAAGATGCGGTAATTAACTGTGCATTAAATGTATTTCCACAACTCCCCGTAATTCCAAACGAGGCCGACGAAACAATTCCGGTCACTTCGCCTAGAACCGGTAAACTTATTATATTGCCATCTATCCCAGTCCCAAATACAATTCCACTAGCAGATAAAACCGTCGGGTCTGTCTGTATTGTTGTATTTAGTCCAGCACTTCCTGAAAATGTCCCGCTTATGATAGGCGAAGTTATAAAATATGAACCAGTGGTTGTTATTCCTGAAATTGATTGGGTTATATTGGATATAGAAACGCTGGATGTCGTGTTGCTACCATTTATGAATACAAACGAATTCCATCCCATATCCAAAAATGGAGAATATATCGTGTTTGTGTCCTCACTAAAATATGAAATTGAAAATCCATCACTTCCTATTTCGGCGGATGAAATTAATATAATTCCTTGGTTTGGAATACTTCCATTCAACCAAGAATTAACAATTGGAGTCACGTCCATTTTAATATCGGACGTAGTATAATTAAAACTTTGAGAGCATATGCTAGACGAATACCATGTGCCACCCCCATCAATAGAAGAAGAGTCAGTTAATAATATAGCGGAATGTATTGATGCCGTGGTGTTGACCCAATTCAATAATCCATCCCTAGTCTTCCAAGATACTCCGTCAGCAGAGCCGCCGTCCGACAAATATCCAGTTCCCATCGTCCAGCTTTGACTTATGGCGAATGCATATATAGTATAATTTATAGGTAATTCTACTTCGTCACATACCTTTAAATTGAGATAAAACGACGATGATGGTGTGGAATTGGATGCTACTGATTGAGATATATCGTTCAAGTCAAATTTTATAACCGTCCTACAAGCGGTTAAATTATTGGTAATAACGGTTGAAGGATAATTTACAAGTCCTTCGCCTGTTATTATTCCATTTACACTCCCACTAAATTTCACGGCTGACCCCGAAAAATATGAATTGCAATCATATGTATAAACCGACCCGCTAATAGTCCCCACAATTGAACTTGATAATATGCTGCCGCTGAATATGCTCGACGACGAGTTAATAGACCCACTAAAATATGAAACGTCAAGTGTGGAATTTATACCGTTGACCGACCCCGAAAAGAAATCTACATACCCATTAAATGAGCCACTTATAGTCCCTATAAATCCCGTCAAAGTTATATTTGCCGCCGAGTTATTATAGCTTTCACTGGAGGTCTGGCTTATTGTTGATACATAACCACCAATCGCCCCGACCTTTAAAATTTCAGTGAGACCGAAATTACTGTTCTCATAACCGGCAGTATTGGTTATATAAGAGTCTTGTAATGGGAAAAAGTAGTTATGCATAATATTATTAGCTCACGTTAATCCGTATGTCAGTATCTGGATATTTTACTTCCCAACAGCTTGGGTCTACACTTGGATATATTATATTATTTTTGGTAGCCGCCGCTATGTCATACTCAATCGATGAATACGTTCCATTTAATACTGTCTTGTTATAAATGTTTATGGATGATACTGCTTGAACTCCAGTTACACTGGAAATTGCAAGTTGTAATACGGATAAATTTATGGGTTGTGAGAATGACCAATTATCAATGTTAAAAAATGACTGAACGGCAGTTAGGCAGTTCAACATTACGTCTTGCTTGTTATATCCTTTATAAATAGAAATGGACACGTCAACCCCAATATTTATTATATACCCATCAATAATATTAACTTCATCCGTCAATATTTTATATTGTTTTAAATATGTCATCAAATTATATATGATGGCTGGATTTGTTGGGGTTAAATTTTTATTTGCATCATACGATAAGATATATGCATTGATGGCAAATGGGTTTATATTTGTAGTCGTAAATTGCCGATTTAATGATTCTGATATTGTTACGGTATTATTTGATGAAATATTTCCGGTTGATATTGTATAATTTCCATTTAAATTTGAGTTTGATACTATGATAGCCTTTGCCACCGACCCGAATTTTGGAGGCAGGGAATAAATTCTTGCCAAATAATCGGCTGCTGTCACCCCTCTATTTTGTGACCCGAAATTTGCCGCCGCATTCATTTGAATTTCCGAATTTGTTTCGGCGTCCATACCGCCAACACATGGACTAGAATTAAATACTTTAAGTGAATTTTTAACGGTATTCATTAAGTTGACTTGGTCGGGAGTAAGTCCACTCGTAGTTGTATTGTAGTTTACACTTACAACGGTTGTTATTTCTCCAACTTGAGAATTTGATATCATCCCACCACCCACCAAATATCTAATGGTTAATGTAGTATTGGCGGGGGAAACTCCATAATTATCATTCATCAAAAATGTGGATGGGTCTATGGGAATATTTATGGATGATATATTCCTAAGTCCATTCCCGATTAAATTTGAGTCCAGCGTAACTAATTCATCCCCAATCGCACTTAAACCGGGTCCAAATGTCAACGTAGTAATATTATTGGCATCTACTGAAGTCACAAATTTTCTAGATGTTGATATATACTCCAATATATAAGGAACACTGTCCCGATACTCCGAATACCCATTAGTCTGTGAATTATTTATTGGAGTTGGTATTAATTCCTGTGCCATATAATCTGCTTCATACCATTGATTATTGTCCGAATCATATATATCAACAATTCCCAACACATTAGTTTCATTTAATGCAAATGAAAAGTTTGGAACTTGTCCCTGAACATTTATTTGTGCGGTGTAAATTTGACCCCCACTTATGTTTCCCTGCTTTTGCAATAGAAAAAATTGAGGAGTTCCGTCTGGATTTCTAGAATATATCGACTGGGTTAGGGGAGATATAGATGAACTTATGGAAAAGTCAACTTCCTGAGTTAATGTGTAGAATGTATTGTTATTGCTTGAGAATTGGGAATTCTCGCCGATATTCAACATATAAACTGGGTCTGGAAAGTAATTTCCAAACGCATCATTTGTCGCCGGACAGAGTTGGTAGATATCAATAACTCCAATTGAAGTTCTGGAAGTTTTAACTTTATAGCCCAAATACCCCGCCAAGTTTATTATGTTCTTACGTTCTTGGGCAGTTGATAGTAATCCCTCCTTAAACATATAATCCGTATAAAATCCAAGAACGTCACCAACGTAGGCGGCTTGCTCTATAAACATCATACCGGGAGAACTTGGAGAAAAATCCTTATATGTATTTGGATAATATGTCTTTGTAAATGATATTAACGACTCTCTAAGTTGGGAAAAGTCTCGGTTTAAATATCTAACATCTTTAGAGTCGTTCGGAGAAAATGTCTTATTGGTTGTATTTTACATAATTATATTTCGGTATTAATTATTAATTAAATAATATCAATCTGGTTGGTCTTGGTAATAATAAATTGAACATTAATATACAATATATAACTATCTGTTAAATTGGTATTTCCGTTGGGATTGTTTGTTAGGATGGTGATTTCTCCGATTGATATCCCCCCCAACCACTTGGATATGTCCTCTTTTAATATATTTTGGACTTTGGTGGTTAATAAATTATCATTTTGGTCGAACACTATTGTCCATAACCTACACCCGAATGATGGATTATATCTCCGTTCTCCTGGTATAGTGTTTAATAGATTTATCAAATTTACTCGATACGCCGAATTGGTATCGATTGTTTGTTCAAAATATCCACTATTACCCACTCGTATTGGCAATGAAATTCCGATTGGCATAATTATTTTTTGGACATTGACTTCTTAAGAATTGCAGAAAAATCCCACTTCATTAAGTCTTTTACTGCGGGGTCGTCCTTACAGTCTAATATCGATGTCGATGTTGGTATAAATTGAGAATTTGATATTGTTTCATTTATAGTTCCAACATCACCCCGGCTGGATTGGAAATCGCCATCCAATCCAACAGATGGACTTCTGCCCGACTCTCTCAGTTGTAAATCATTGACCGTTTCATTCAATATACTATTTATCATTGGGTTTTTCGTATATGTTCTCAGAGGTTTTGGGACAGCAGCCTCTGGTCGAAAATTCGAAGGTTTTGTGATTGGAGTCTTGGAATTAATCATTTCCATTAGAGAACTGGCGTCTGACTTTGGTATTCCCGAATTTGTAACTAACTCTCCATCTCCGGATAATAATTCTTGCAACAAAATGGGGAGTTGTTTATTTACTTCTTTAGTTACTAACTGTTCAATAAGTGATTTTAAAATGTTTATTTTCGGGTTCATATATTATAAATATCAATTTCTTGGAATTTTAACGCTCCAATTACCTGGAATTCCATGTCCAGTTGTTGTGTTTATAGTGGTTGGGGTTACGGAGTCTGTAATTTTAGCCCCATTTCCACCCGTAGCATAGCCGCCACCAGTCATAAATACCCTCCGACTCAATAAGTCTCCAAGCCGGTCTCTAATACCCACCAACTCCTTGACCTCGACTGGTAATTGGGTCTGACCCGGCCTATCCCAGTGGGTATGGTTCAATAACCAATTGCACAATTCATACATCCAATTAACAGTAGTTTGTCCTAATAAAGCTGGTTCTGCCGTCTGATTATATTCTCCCAAATAGATTGCTGGAGAGTTGATTACGGTTTTTACATTTGTCGTTAACACTATCTGGTCATTAGCATCAACTATAAATTCACTATCAGTGACTATTCCATACCTTTTCTTTGAAAAATGAAGAGACTCTCCATATCTAGATGAGAATATTAATCGGTCACTATTAATTACTATCTGGTCTCCATCCATTGGAGATGGATATTTGAAACTTGTATTCCCCTCAAATATGGAAACTTCTTCTCCCATTCCAAACATTTTCTTATAACAAGTGGTTACAAATTTACTATTGGTCTGTCCGCTCGTTATGTGTATTGACGAACCATCCAAATTAACATCTTCGGAGATATATCCACCTACATTTTTTTCTACTGCCGTTCCGACTATGGTTGCGGCTGAGATTGATTGTTTTGGGCTGTGTTGTAGCGAAATAGTCTTTCCAACCTCCAATATTGGTCTCTGACGATTTCGGATTAAAA